ACGCCTCAACCAGCGAGCCATACAACAGCGCAGATTCGGCATTCTCGCCAAGCCACGAGGTCGATGTGGTGCTGATAGATGGGGGGTCGTAATAGTAATGCAGCTCCACACTGTAATTCGCGTTCGGGGTTGGCCCCAGAATGAAGTTGCCCTCGCTTACCCCTGTCTGGTCGCCGTCGAACTGGGCGTAGTACTTGGGCACACCCGTCGTGGAAGCGCGCGGATAAGCCTCACGGATGAAGTTAACGTCCTTGTCGTAGAGATAGACGTAGTCCCCATCAGCCTCGATCACAGCAAGAGAGAACACAGAAAGGAAGTCCGACGGACGCGCCAAATACGGAACGCCCGAAGTCAGCGTGCCCGTCGCATTCTTTCTGAGTTCGGGGATTTGCACCGAGCGATAGATGCGCTCCTCGGCCTGCTTAACGAACATAGGGATATTAGCGACGAACGATGTCTCGGTCGTCTCTAGGTAATCCTGCAGTGCCTGAGTGAGTTCCGCGTAGTTCATCTATTAGCCGTTCTTGCTAAAGTTACCGCCCTTGGTAGCTGCGCCCATACCGCGAACCTTACCACCCGAGGCCATCTTGCATGCTTTACCACCCATGGCCATCTTACCGACGCCGTCAGCGGCGAAAGCGGGAACTTTCTTGCCCCCCTTTTCGACCATCTTCAGCTTTGGGGTTTTCATTTCTTACCCACCTTACCGCCGGACTTGTATGCACGTGCACTTCCACGTGCGCCACCGCCGCCCGGAGCCCGAGCCGCAGGGGTTTTACCGCCGACGTTGCTAACACCAGCCTGCTTCATCGTGCTTGCCATCTGGCCATACGCTGCCTTTTGGGCGGCTGGGGTAACGGGCTTTTTCTTTGGGCCCTTTTCGCCGGCATAATCGGTAGTGTACGATTTGCCATTGAACGTAAACTTGCCCCCAGCGCCCTGTGCTTTGCGCGCTGCTGCAAATGCTGACTCAAAATCACTCATCTTCGCCATTTTCATGCTCCATCTGTTGTGACAACTGTCACGGTTCCAACTGATCCTACCATATCCTGTATGGGGTTCCAAACAGGATTCCATCCAAACAACCCGTTGCCCGGCGCGTAGTCTGGACGCGGGTCTCGTAGCGACTGCGGGTCGTTAATTTTTACACGGCCAAGGAAGTTCTGTGGCTGATCCGGATCGACAATATCTTTACCGATACGAAACCCAGTCTTCTTACCGTTTTGGATTTCCCATACGAGATCGCCCAGCTTGTAGCGGAAACCGCTCCTGTCGCAGATACCAAAGGCGTGTTTACCGCGTGCATATGCCGGCATGATTCACCCAAACATCATAGTGTCAAAGGGTACGAAATTCACAGAAGAGCGGTCGCGGTCTTCGCCCGCAGCCAGCTCAAACTGCTCATCGTATATCTGTTTTAGCGGGAGGACACGCGGTAGCGCTTCGGGCTTCTTCATGGCGATGTAGTAGGCCAGACCTGAAACGAGTGCGGGTACAAAGCGCGGTGGGACAGAGACTGTTTCCCCACCAATACCAGACGCCAGACCATCAATGCCCTTCAGCCGATAGTAAAACAGCGTGTAGCTCTGTGAGTTGTCCGGTGTGGGCCACAATGTGACCGTCGTGCTAGTCGGGAGCCGCTGCACGAATATCTGCGTAGGTCGGCCAGTGATCTGCTTGTTCGTCTGCTGCGCATAAGTTGATACAGATATGCGCTCTAGCTTGGTATCTACCTGTGATGTACCTGTTCCGGTACGCAGCTGGTGTTCGATGATGTCAATCGTATCGGCCGGAAGCGTATACACCGTGGTTCCCGCAGTCAGTGCAAGCGTACCAGCTTCGATAGTGAACAAGTTCAAACCTTTGTTGGCCCACTCCAGCGTGAGCAGGTTCAAACTGCGGCGTGCAGTCTTTAGGTCGTACCCAGAGCGCATTTCCAAACCAGCCCGCTCGAAGGCTTCCTCGAAGAGTTCCGGTAGGTCTGGCACAACGACGGACATGGCTATTTCCTAAATTTGGCGGTCTTAGCCGCTATCTTCTTCGGTTGTGCCACAAATTGCTTGCCTTTGCGAGTACCTTCGCGTTTGGCACGTGTGGTGGCGGCATACTCGGCAGGGCTCAAAGATTCGCGGGCCTTCTTGGGTAGGTAGCGCTCGCCGGTCTCACCGGAAGGTTTACCGCTTTTGGTGCCCCAAGATTCCTTCGTCCACTTTGACATGGACTTTTGCGCAGCAGTCTTTTCGCCAGAGTATCCGCCACCCTTTTCTTTGTAGATTTTACCAGCGAGCTGCATGGCACGGGCGGAATGCTTTCCGCCCATCTTAGCCTTGGCTTGCGCCTTGGACTGTTCCCATAACTTCTCGTTAGTACGTCCCATGGCTCACTTAAACCCCTTGGAGCATTTGCCTGCGGCCGAGCAGCTGCCCGGATTCCCGCACTGACGGCACGGTACAAACTGCGTTGTCGCAACAACGCCGGTCACGTACACTTCGGTGTTCTCCACCGCTGGCGCAGGCGCCTTGGTTGTTGGTTTTCTGCTCATTTCATCGTACCCTTGGTCTTGCCCTTCATGCAGCAGCCATCGCCGCGGCTGGCCATACCACCTTTGGCGTAACCTTTTACAGCGCCGCCCTTTTTCATGCCCGCTGCTCGGCGATTAAGCATCGCTTCCATCATACCTGCTTGGGGCGTACCGGGGGCCGCTCGCATCATTCCACCCAGACCCATACCGGGGCCACCCGCAGGTGGACGAGGCATTCCACCCGGGCCCATGCTAGGGGGCATACCGGGGCGACCCATACCGGGGCGAGGGGGCATAACCGCCGGGCGCCGAGCGCCATCAGCCATACCGCCCATCATCATCTTTTTGACCTTCTTAGACTTCGGGGCAGTAGAAATCTCTTTGCCCATATTTCCACGGTTCATCATTTCTTCGTACCTTTCTTGGCTACGCCCTTGATAGAGCCTTTGTTTTCTGCGGCATAGAAGACTCTATCTCCGCGATCCTTGCCATAGGTCTTTTCCATGGCTTTCTTGATCTTCTTACCCTTAGCTGTCAGTGGCATAGTTTACCTCAGCAGTTCCATGCGCGCAGTGAGAGCGCCTTACGTGTCGGTTTACCCTTTTCGTCTTTCATGGGGCCGGGCATGCCACTCATGCGGGCGCAGAACGACTTGCGCCGTGCTGCGTCTTTCTTGTTCTTCGGGTTGGGGGCTGGCGGCTTAAGGTTCATACCCTGAGCCTTGGCGGACGCCCGCCCTTTTGCATTTAGGCCCCCTTTCGGGTCTTTGCCGGCCTTGCGAGTCCACGCGGGCGTCTTTGCCATGCTATCACCCGTAATATACGTTTACGGAATCCAAGTTACTCGCATAGACGTAGATTCCGATATTGGCTAACATCCCATTGCCCGGGATAGAAAACCCGTTAAAAAACACGTCGCTGACAGCCGTATGGTAGGTCGACAGCCACTGCGCAGTATAGCCCCTTTGCGTGCCGCTAACGTATCTGCACACGGTAGAGGTAGCAATCGTACCGCTATTGATGTCAGTCAGGGTGAACGTGTCTGTACCCGTGACTGTGATCTCATAGCTTCCCGGCGTAGCGATTACCCCACTAGCCTCTTCAAAAGAGATACCAACGGTGTTGCCGGTCTTTAGGCCATGAGCAGACTTGGTAACGGTAACTACATCCCCACTACGGCCATAAGTGGCAGCCGTTGGAGCCACAGCAGTGTCCCAAAGTTCAAGTAAACCACCTGCAGTGCCGTCGCCTACAACATCAAACGCTTTTACGCGTGCTCGAGACTTGACGATGAAACCACTACTATGTAGATGGCCACTCCGTACATCAGTATCATCCATCTAAGCCTCCTATTAGGCGTCGTAGCCAAAGATTTCGATCAGCAGGCGACCAGCGGTGTAAGCTGCGTTTGCGGTGCCATTACCAACGAGGTACAGATACTGATTCGCGGCGATCTCGGTACCAAATGCGGTCGTACCTAGGGCCAAAGTACCCGAGTTTACGATCTGCGTTTCGGTCAGTGTAGAGATTGCGACATCTTCTACGCCCGTGCCCTCGGTGGCGGAGTACAGGTCAATGTCCGTGTCGCCACCGGCTGGGAGCTCGTAGCAGGTCAGCTTAACGCCAAAGACCGTCCCATTGTCGGCTGTAGTGATCTGGGCGATGAATGCTGGGTTAGCCGTTGCTGTACCAATGATGTCGCCCGCAGTACCGCCGGAGCTCAGTCCGGTAAGGTCGATCATAATCGAGGTGGTCACGATGCCATTGTTGCGAGCTACAGAGGTCTTGTAGACCGTACCCGTACCTGCGGTGATGCCAACACCTGCCGGGTTTGCGATGCTAAAACCAAACGAACCAGTGATGGTCTCGGTGCCGGTTGTAGCGTTAACTGAGAGGGTCTGGAAGCCGTTCTGCGAACGTACTGGGCCAGAGAAAGTCGTATTTGCCATGGTATTACCCCTTGCACAAGGTTTAGCCACGCCGTCTGTGCAACGTCAGGTTGGGCTTCCTGTCTGCGTGGCCGATGATGCCCTGATACTATAATACACTATCTTTTGGCGCTAGTCGAGCCTGTTACTTTTGGAGCTGTTTTCTATGTGCGTAAGAATCTGCAGGTTCCACGGAACGTGGAGACCACACACGACTTCGGAGCGGAGTGGTATAATGTGGTCGACGACGTGTTTAACGCCGGTGCGCTTCGTAAGCGCGCGTGCCTGCAGGTAGATCGCGGCTATGTGTTTTTTCTGCTCGGGGCTCAGCCACTTAGGTGCCGCTTCTCTAGCCCTACGCTTCCATGCGTTTGCGGATGCCTGCACAAGTTCTGGATTTTTAGTTTTCCACGCATCTCTGTGCTTTTGTATGTGTTCTCTCGGACGAGAAACTGAGCGGGCTTTTACCAGCTCACGGTTCTGCTCATAGTACTTACGCCCTGCGGCCTTGGCAGCGTCGGATTTAGGCTTCGATTTCCGACGCTCATTATCTGCGGCCCAGTCCTCTTTCATGCACTCTACACAAACGCCTTTAGTTTTCCGCGGAGCCACATGTCCACGCGCGCATGGCTCTCCGGTAAAATAGTGAGTTGCGCCAAGCAGCTTAGCTTCTTTTCTGGTTTTTGGGTAGTCCATTTTTACCTCTTATTTTCGACACAGGTAACATAAGAGATGGGTATTTTTTAGTCAAGTCAAAAGAAAAGGCCCGCCGAAGCGGGCCTTAACTCATTGATTTTGTTAGCTTATGCGCCCGGCGATCCATAAATAGCGAGCGGGTCTGACACGCCAAAGCTGTAACGCTCGCGGGCTTTATACCTCACGTTGCCTGTATCAAAGTCGCCATCCATTGACTGGCTCAGGGCAATACGCACAAAGTGCTTCATGCCGTTGGGCACGTCGGTGGTCAGGAACCACGCGTCGTTGTCGGTCAGGTAGTGATTGACGCCATAGCCGCCGGGGATCGAACCATTGCTATTGATAGCGTTGATATCGTTATCAGCGGTGCCGACACGCAGTTCAGTTTGCAGCAAACGAGTTGCCACGAACATCAGGCTTGGCGGGATGATCAACTTGCGAGGACGGGCTGCAATCAGCAGGCCGCGTTCGTCTTTGTAAGCTGCAATGTCGATAACAGCTTGTTCCAACGAGGTCTCGTTCAAGTCGGCAGCAGTGGTTGGGCGGTTTGCGTTCGTGCCACCAGCAACGGTCGGGTGCGATGCGTTCAGCAAGCTTACGCCGTCGCCCGACAGGAACGTGGTGAAGCCTGCGTTCAGCAGCGAAGCTGCCTTAACTTGCTTCGTATAGGCCATGGCGCGAGCCAGTGCCTTGGTGTAACGAGCCGACAGCGAGTCGTACAGGTTATCTTCCATAGCTTCTTCGGTAATCGAGAAGCCCATGGCCACTGTCTCGTGGTTATAACGAGCAGTGAACGATTCCTGTGCGTTGTCAAACGTGATGGCCGAGCCTTCAGGTTTAACTGGAGCTGCGCCGAAGCCGCTCAACTTGACTTCTTCTTCGAACGAACGTTCGGAGGTTTCGGTCTCGTAGATGTCGACGTGCTCGTTTTCGTATTTGGCGTACTCAAGACCAAACAGGGCGTTCAAGCCCGGCAGAAGTTCTTTGAGTGCCTGTGCGCGTGAAATAGCCATGTGCTAGCCCTCCTTATACGCCTACAGCAGCGGTAAGCTGCGTGTAGTTGAGTTTCACGACCAACAGCGGGAATGCGGTGCCGGGCTCGTCACCACGTGGGCCACCGACGTAGTCGATAATGCGCAGTGGTAGGTTTGCGTCGGTGCCGATGGTGGACGCATCGAGCGCAACGCGCGAAGCCTTGAACGTGGTGTTCACCGCACCCTGAACAATTGCGGCGTTCTTACCGTAAATGTCGTAGGAGTTGGTGATGGCCTCATCAGCCATTACAACGTACAGAGCCTGTGGGTCATCAACGACGTACGCCAGAGCGTCAGAAGCCACAGTGCCCGTGGGCCACATGTTGCTGAACGTGATCTGGTTGGTCGATGGGTCGGTGTAGGTGCAACCTACGAACACGCCCAGCATTGCGATATCGGTCGAAGTGTCGCCCGTACCAGTTTGCTTGGTAATCGTGGTCGAAGTGCCGTTGTCAACTAGGTTGACGATGTCTCCAGCAGCGATATTGACGGCCAAGCCCGACGCGATGGGGTACTGGCGGAAAACCTCCAGAGAACCATTGTCGAGACGGCCAGTCAGACGCAGACCGAAGGGGGCGTTTACGGTACCCATTGGGTATCTCCTTCATCTACAGTTTTGTTACCGGTAAGATCACTTACCGAATGAGGTCTTACTAGTACGCTCCGGCCGAAGCAGGGGCATACGTGAATCAGATTCTCGCATAAGGTTACGGTCAACAGAGTCGATCTGGTTTTGAGCGATCTCAAGTTGTCCTTCAACCCGCGCATCTACGTCTTCTGACGCTGAGGCGCACAGCAAAAGTCCACCCACTTCGACGTTGCCCACGAATCGTGAGTCAACATCAGACATAATTTGCAGCTCAGGATAGTCAGCGGCCTTAACCGGCGTATAGCCCTCGCGGAACCTTGCAGAGACATTGGTCATGTCTGCGTTACCCAGTGTAGAGGTGCGAATCCAACGGAAGCTAAGTCCGTTTTTCGGTTCGGGGGTAGGCAGCATAGACTGTCGCTTCCACGTTTTTTTGCGGGAGCCCGTCGCTTCGCGGGTCTCGAGGGTTCGTGGTGTCCGGTCAGCCATTTTGCATATCCTTCAGTTTTTGCGCCGCATATTTCTCAATCGGTACACCTAGGCGCTTGGCGAGAGCGACTTCGGTTGAGGTTAGCACGACCTTGCGTGGTGCTTTTGTGCTGCGAGCAGCGGGGGCGACCACGGGGCCAGCCTGACGTCGGGGTGCTTTTTCCTCAGTAATCCCATCGTCAAACTTATCCGGAAACGTGCGGCGAACCGCTTCGTTAATCTTAGAGTAATACAAATCGCTCTTAGGATCAACTCCTTCTGCGACCAGATTCTCGTGCACACCCATGGCGTAGCCAGTCATGGCCTTATCTTTCATAAACCACGTGTTTTCCTCGGCCCATTTCATGGCGCGATCATCGGGTTTAGGAATATTTGGGGCTGCCTTCGGCGCCTCAGTCGGAGCCGTAGGGCGTGGCTTGTAGTTGGAGATACGCTCGGACTGATTTTGCAGCTCAATCAGCTTTTCCTGTGCTGCAAGTACGGCATCGGCGTCGCCACTCTCGTATGCGGCTTTGTAGGCGGTACGTGTGGCGGCAAGTTCACTATCTACGCGGGCCTTTGACTGAGAAACAAATGCTGTTTCCCCTTCGGCATATGCCTTACGAAGCTCCTCGTTCTCCTTACGGATTTTTTCCGCATAAGAGATAGCTTCCTCACGCAGTCGTACAGCGTCTTCTTTGGCCCGGCGCTCATTGTGCTGGTCAAACTTCAGCTTACTGATGCGCTTTTTGACGCTCTCGGAATAACCCTCGAGGTCTTCGTCATCGGCGCCATCTTGGGTTTCCGTCTTGTCGGGTGCCTTGGGCTTACCCCGGTCTCGTTCCGGAGTATCGTCTTGGATTTCAATCTGTAGCTCGTTGTTGTCGTCCAAGTCGACTTCGATGTCGTCGTTGCTATTATTACTCATTTTCTGTCCAATCTGCGGGGAAGGCCCGTTTCTTGATTTCATCTGAGGAGTTGAACGAGAATTGTTTCTCGCTAACTTCCCTTACAACCAAGCCACCAACACGGGTACCAGTTAAGTCCCCGGTTATGTCCAACACGATCTCTTCATCGTCGAAATCGGCAAATTTATCGTACACGTCACTCATGCTCGGCTGTACCCCCGTGGGTCTTCGACAACAGCTTCAACCGTGTCGTCATTGATAAGGCGGAACTCCTTACCCAGCACTTTGAAGCGTGTGCCAGAGTAGGAACGGAAAATCACGAAGTCACCCTCTTTACACCAAGGGCCGTTCGGGAATTTGTTGACATCGCCGTAGGCTTCTGGGCCCGCTTTGACAACAAAACCAACGATGGATGCTGTCTCTTCGGCCTTCTTGAGCTGCTCGGGCATAAAAACGCCACCCTCGGTCTTCTCGTTGACTTCTGGGATGGCAATAAGGAGGCGATATCCTGACGGCAATGGTAGCCGCGCTTTTAGGTCTTCGTCCTCAATTTTGTTTGCTGCGTACATATTATCTCCTGCAGTGATTCAGGCTCACAGTGCCTTGCACGGACTATCCGTGTTAGTGGGACTACTACCTTATATAGTGTCAGTTCGCAATAAATCTTTCCTCTAGGTACTTTATGTCACCTTCTACGCGGTCGTATGCGGAATACTCACCTACAAGCTTACAGTATTCCTCGAAAGATGCCGCCCCGCCCGCGGCGAGGGTGTCCCGAATTACGTCCTTTTTCGAGCGGATATCCCGTAGGAGCAGAGCAAATATTGTATCTTCCATCAGTTACCACCCGGAGTAATGTTGCGCTGTTGTAGGATTTGCGCCGCTTGGATTGCCAGACGCCCGCCGTCTACCTGAGCCTTTGTATTGGCAGACACTGCATCTGTGGCCAGCTTAGCCATTGTGTTTGCGGCCGCGCGGTCGTTCTCGCTCTCGACGCGCTCCTGCTGGATGTACAAGTTACCGGCGCTCGTAGCTGCGCTGATCTCCAGCTTCTTAGTGTCGAGTCCGATCTTGTGATCCAGCTCACGCTCTTTCAGCTCGAGCTCCTTCATCTGGATGATCGTCAGCGGGTCTTGCGCCTGCTGCTCTGCCTGCTGCTGTGCGGCTTCGGCTTGGTTCTTGTTGAACAGCTTTGCTGCGGCCTGCGCGACGACACGAGACAACTGAATCTCGACGTCCTCTGGGAGTTGCTCACCCTCTGCCGGCAGCGGTACGCCCAACTGCATCTCGATCTCTTTGCGGTACTGATACGCAATGTGCTCGGTGATGTGAGCCATGGAGGCTGCCTGAATTGCTTCCGCAAACGGAGACTGTCCAACCATCTGAGCAATCTTGGGGTCTTGCATCGCGGCCATGTGCGTAGCGATGTGCGCCTCGTGGTCTTGGTACAAGAACGCCTTGACTGGAGTTTGCTGCAGCAGCGCCATATTTTCGGCGACCGGGTCGGAAGGTTTGATATCCCCGGGCAGTTTGATGATCTCGGACGCGTCTTGGATACCAAGAACACCCAGCATCTGCTGGTGCAGTCTGCCCATGTCGTAGAGTTGTGGGGCCTGTTGTGCCAACTGCAGGGCGGCTTGATACTGCATAATCCGCTGAGCCATGGTCGCTGCATTAGGATCGGAGACAGGAATCACGTCCACGCGGCCATCAAAGTCGTCGATACGGCTGAAGTCGCCCTCTACCTCGTAGGCATATTCCGCGGGCATGTAGTCATGGATAATCCGCGACAGGATGCGCAGCTCCTGCTTCATCGCCGCATGCAGGCGTGCCTGCACACCGGACATAACTTTAAGGCTGCGCTCGAGCAGAGCCAGCGTAGTTCCAACTGGGGCGTTTGCGCTCATGTCGCCAACTTGGATGTCAGCCACGGAACCGATACGACGACCTTCCTCAACCACGTTGCCAAGCAGCTGGTACAGTACACCCGAGGGTTCCTTGTACGGCATCGGGAACAAGCTGTCTCGTAGCGTACCACCCGTAACGTCAGCATCGCGCCACTCGCCGGGCATAATCGGAGTGTTGTCGCCCTTGATACGCAGGCTGCGAGACTTCAGACCAGCAGGCAAGTTAGACAGCGTGCCCGCGTCGATCAGCTGGCGCATGATTGACGTAGCAGACTTAGCCAGTCCACCGATCAGGTGGATCAATCCCGTGCCGTAGAAGCCCATACCCGGCAGGTATGGATAGTGAGTGAAGTGCATAAGCTTGCGCTTCTTAGCGTCTTCTTCCTTCCAGTTCCGGCGGATCGACAGGATGGTCTTGGACGTCTTATCAATCGTAATCACGTATGGGCGTGCTACCCCATTTTCATCATCAAATGGTTCCGGTAGGTCGATGTCGACGTGCATCTCAAGCAGCGTGCGCCGCGAGTCGTCATCGTATGGTACATCTTCGCCAGCCAGCTCGTTGTACTTTTCCTCGATGTCCGTCAGGTCTTTCTCAGGGTCGGGCAGATCGACGTCCCGGTAGAACTCGACCACCTGTAGCTCACGAACCTCGTTCTCCGTCTTCTTCATCACGTGCGTATAGCGTGGGCAGATTCGCAGGTTTGACGCGCCGTAGGACACGACGAAGTCTTCGGCCGGAACAAAAATGGACGTGGGGCGCTCGTAGATCGGATCGTAGTATGTCTTCTTGAACGCAGAGCCGGCCAGCGGAAGGCGGAACAACATCTGCTCCAGCTCGTCGCGGTACTCGGACATCTCTTCTGTGATCAGGTAGTTCATCTCGTCTTGGACGCGCTGGGCTTGCGCCGCCTTCTCTGGCGTCAGCTTACCCATGATCTTTGTGCGGACGGGCCCCGATGCGGGCATCAGTTCACCCATGGCCTGCGCTTGGAATCGCACAACGGCCTCGGTCAGCATTGGGTGGTATACGCCAGACGCGCCGGGCCAAGGCTGGGTGCGATCCTCAATCTTCAGTCCGAGGAGGTCTAGACCCTTAGTATATGCGGACGCCCAGTCTTTGCGGCTCTCACGGTCAGACAAGAATGAATCTATGAGATCACTAGCAATGCTCTCCAGCTCATCTTCTTCGATATGCTCAGCAAGGTTTGAGTCGTGCTCGACGGGAGTTTCTCCCTCACCGTCATCTTCACCATCACCAAAGTCTACGGTGACTTCACCACTCTCGATGTCTACTTCGATTGTTGGGTCTTCATCTGTGGCGATAATCATCTCCACATCAGGCTCATCCTGTGGGCCCATATCAAACGGAGTCATTACTTTTTCAATGGCCATGGCCTATCCCCTACGAGGTTTGGCTTAGTATAGCACTAAATCACGGCAATAATAGGGGGGAGTTGCAGGCGACACAGGGAGGGATGCCGCCTGCAGAGGAGAGACGTATCTCAAATATACCCCGAACTCAATAATAGTCAACCTTCCGTCTGTAAGGTATCTCTTCGTCGCGCTCATCCGTCGGCAGCCGTATGAATCCCCCTTGGCGGAACCGCATCAGTGCCATGATTGTGGTATCGACTTGGTCGTCGTTTGATGCAAACGGGAATCCCGCGACTTCCTCGACCAGCTCCTCGGCCCAGCGCTTTGCCGGAATCCACACGAGCCCTGACGAAATTATGTCTGACACAGAGTTGAGACGCGCCATCTTACTGTTCGGGTTGTTTATCGAACCACGGACAGGCGTGTACTCTTGCACCATAACCCCAGCGCGCCGCATTTCCTGATAGAGTGCCGTACCGGAGCTTTTCTTCTCGACGATGAACGCGTCAGGCTCCCACTCCTTGTACTCTTCCATTGACATGGCCTTGAGCTCGGGGAACTCCATGCGCTGCTTGATGGCGTTGAGCAGGATGATCTGGTGCATGTCCTCCTCATTGTTGAAGAACACACCCCACGTCGTCAGCGATGTAAAGTCGGCTCGGTTGTTTGCTTCGGCTGCGGCGTCCAGCGCCATGATGATGTACTCTACGGCTGGCGGGTCGTCGTCCGGCCACAGTCTCCACCAGTCACGCTTGATTATCGCCGCCTCTTCACCTGTGGGATTCTGCTGATACTGTGCGTTCCACTGGAACACGGGCATACTAGCCTTTGTACGCAGTAGAGCAGTTAAATCGAAGAACTCCGGCCAGAGTGCGCGCTGGACGATCTCGCCCGTGTCCTTGTCCTCTACCTCGAGGATGGCCGGGAACTCAATCACCTCGTACTGATCAGAGTCCTCGTTGTTGGCCATGTCCTTGATGAGACGTCCTGTCAGGTCGTCAGAATGCCATCGGGTGTTAGAAACCACAGTGAAGTTAGCAATAAAGTTCTCAGTGTCTTCGACTTGGATGTCGAAGACATCCTCCACTCCGTCAGGGGTTATGCTTATGATTTCTGAGGTACTGAATGGCCCGGAGTAGTATTCGTTCGTCAACTCCATCTCTGAGTACGAGATTGCAGCTGTTACATAGGAGGGCTCTGACCTTACCGCTAGTGTGGCAATGATCGACCGCAAGGGGGTTCTCATCCCCCCAAGAACTCGGTTTATCAACTTCTCCGGCGTGTTTCTCGCAGCATGCGCATCGCCCGCCTTGTGCTTGAAGCATCCGGTCGTAGTCGACGGCGGTGATGCCGTATTTGAGTTTGAGGTGGCTATTTCTCCTACGGCTAGGGCAATAGTGTTCGCCAACCTCCTTCCGTTGGTTATAATACGCCCGAGAGGCATGCTTAGTGCACAGCCCGTAAATTTTTGCCTCTTCGGTACAGCCCGGCTCGCCGCACTGAACACCCCTCCACCTTCCCTTGTGCCCAAGCGGGCGTCGGTCTGCGCCGGGATGTTTTTTATGGTAGTGCTCCCGGCTACGGCAGGCTTGGCACATTGAGGGTACGGTTTTTGCCCTACCGTAACCTGAGCATCCCTCAGTGACACAACTAAATCGCCCGTCCTCAAGTCTCTCACCTTTACCCATGTCTCCACCCCATCACGTACAACTAGAAACGGATGCCTAGCGTTTGCTCGGAGTAGATTACCATTAGACAATACGGTTGTATACACCTTATCTGCCCCTTGGTTCGCCCAATTTAACACTTTTCGGCTTACCAGCTCTCCGTCCTTATAAGACCCAATCATGTCTCCCGGGCGTACGTCTCGGAGAGGCTTTTCAGTGTTATCCGCCATTAAAACTGGAGTTTCCCCCGTCATACAGTGTACAATAGCTACTCTACCGCCGGGCATCAGGCGTGTCCGGGCGCCGTACGCGAACCACTGGTAAGCTTTCTCGAATGCCGTGAAGTTACCGTTCAGGATGTCCTGTTCGGAGTGTGGGTCGTCGACGAGGAGCAAGTCAGCACCACGGCCCGCGAGTGCCGAACCCACGCCAGCTGCATAGAACTCGCACCCCGTTGTGGTGTTCCACCGACCCGCGGATTTAGAATCAGCGGCGAGCGCCGTACCCGGAAATACGTCCCCATATGCCGCAGAATCTATCGAATTTCGTACTTTTCGGCCAAAATCCACAGCCAAATCGGTGGTGTGGGACACCAACATGACCTTCTTTCCGGGGTTCCGGCCAATAAACCAAGCCGGAAAATAGGTCGAAACAAGCTGAGATTTGCCGTGTCTAGGCGGAATATTGACTGCAATACGGTCTTTGTCGCCCGCTTCAATGGCCATAAGCTGGTCTGCGAGGATGCGGTGGTGCTTACCAACCTTGTAGTTGGAGTCCATATACTGACAGAAGGCAATCAGGTCGTCCCGTGCCGCTTGGAGAGTCGCGCGCCTATCCAACTCCTCGAGCATCTTCTCAACTTCAAGCAGCTCTATCTCGCTGAGAGTATCCACGCTCTGCAGCAGAAGCTCCAGCTCTTCGCGCGTGAAGTCTTCACTCATCTATGCCGTCTTCCAACATAAACGCCCCACTCATAAGCTTGTGCTTGAAGACCTCTATCAGCCACAGGCACTCTGCACCGTCCTTCAGACCTAGCGTGGCCCGAGCATCAAAATCGCCATCTTTGTTCCAGCCAATAACCAACACTTGGTCGTACTGCCCCATGGCCTGCTCGAGAACGTTATCGGCGCTCTTGGCTGCATCCTTCGGGTAGAACTTTACTACTTCGCCATTCTTGCTCATTCCTCGCTCCCTTCTTGGTTTACTTCGTAGAAGTCTGCATCCTCAGCCGGCGTCACGTCAATCATCTTCTCGAGCTTGCGGCGCAGTCGGGCACGTAGGTCATCGCTTGTCTGGTGCGTGATTGTGATCTCCTGCTTTTCGCTGAACAGGCCCACGTCGGATACTTTACCCAGCAGCTCCAGCGCCTTCACGCGGATGCGTGCATCTGGATTCTCGGTCTCCTGAATGAGTTTGTTGACCACCATATGCCGCACCTGTGCAGCTTCCTGTACAATCTTGTGGCCGTAGTCGTTGAGAATCCGCTCTGTAAGGATGAGAGATGCAGGGGTCTTCTTGGGGATGGTGTTGATAGCCTGCCGTGTCTGCAGCGACGTGGGGTTCCGTGCTGCCTGCCGTGCGGTTGCGGCTGCATCGTCTAGGTCTTCATCGCCGAAGGTGATGTCCAGCCCTGCCTCCTCGAGGAGTCGTGCGGTGCTTGCGGCAGCCTTGAGCGTAGACATGTAGTTGTCGGTGCTGTTCCCCTCTGGGACGGGCATATCCGCGTCGATTTTGAGTTCCATGGTGCATCCTGTTCGGAAGGTTTTGTAGAGCTTAGCAGGTATTTGCAATTTATGCTATATGGCCGCTTTTTGCGCGGGGAGTCCCAAATAGAAAAGGGGGGCCTCGTCTTTTGAACCCACGTAGCCGCGCCGAAAACGAAGGGGAGGGGGTATCAAGTGATGGTAGGGGGTGTTATCTGGTGTAATATAATGTAATGTACTGAAATAGAGCTGTGGTTGTGTGGTATAGTAATACTATAGGGGATATGGTGCCGAGCTGTCGCGCGGGGGGTGGGGGGCGGTGGGGGGCGGCGGTGCGCGACGTTTCGGGCTGCGGTAGGGTCTTTCCTAACCATTGTTACGGGTCACATCCGTTGCAATCTAATGCCATTCGCTGCATAATGGCGTTATTGGTTCGAATGGTTCGGCCAATGTGCAATCCAATTGAAAGGGATTTTCCAATGTCTACCCCTAAGAAAAATACCGCTTCCCCCGTTCGTTTCTCTGTCGGTGCTGCCGAAATTGCGGCGGCCGATGCGTGGCGCGATAGTCAAGGCGCGGAACAAAGGTCTGCGCTGGCGGTGTATAACTTGCTGTTCGGGCCTGTGGATGCTGGCGGGCATGGCGTGACGCTAAAGGCGCTGCGCAAGCTCGAGGCTGGTGACACGCGTTCGAATGAGGAAAGCGCGGGTTATGATTTCGCCTTGCGGTTCTTCGCTGTCATATTCTGCGGGGCCGATAACGCGGGGATGCTGTTTGACGCTAACGTGAAAGGTGACGTGATGATGCGGCGCGCAGGTCTTAAATCGACGGGCCTGCCCTATGCTGAAAAGTGCAAGCGGGATTTTAAGATGGATTTCCAAGGGAAGGAATTCCCTGCGTTTATAAAGCGTATGGCGGCGATTGCTGGCGATCTTGAAATTGAGGCCAAGATTGCGGCGGGTGAGGCGGTAGAGGCTGAAAAGCGCGGCGCTGATGCGCGCAGCACTGATCTGGAGCGGGCCGTCAAGAAAGGCGCTGAGTATATCAAAATGCTGCGCAAGGACATTGATAAGCGCGATGGATCGCTGAGCCATGAAACAGC